AGAAAATGCCCAAAAAGGTATCAGCCGCCGCCAGTGCGTCCTGACTTCCATCCGCCACGATATCGAATTGATACTGAACTTCGTCCAATTTATCATCGTCAGGCGCGTCCATATCGTCCGCGTATTCCACCTGAGACACTTGGAAAAATGACATTGCGGGCCATACGTTTACGTCCTGCGGTAACGCTTCGTGATGGATTCCACCGGGAAACTCGTCAGCAATGGCAGGGGTTCCGGTCAGGTAGGTGTACAGGTCCGAGTGCATCATTTTTTTAATCCAGCGTGTTTCAGTTTGACCTTATCCACCGCTCGGCCGATTTCCTTTCCGAGATTCGCAACCGCGATTTTTGATGTAGCAGCGAACGCAGGACGCATGAACGGTTGCGCGGCCATGTGGACTGCACCCCACTCCACCAGATGAAAGTAGTTCAGCCGCTTGAGCGTTGTACCGTGGGCTGAGTTGTAAATCGCCAGCGCCTTTTTGTGTTTGTTTTTTGGACCGACCCATAGCTGCGTTATATTCGGCGTGACCTTTTTCGTACCGCGAGACATTGCGGCGGCCATTGCATCCGAACCGTGACCCTTGAGACCAGTAGCAGCGGCGGTCGCTTTCGCGGCAGCGAACAACGGTTTGGATGCCTGCATCAATCCCGAACGTAACGCTTTGAATCCTGCAACCGGGCCGAGGTTGATTAACATCTGCTCGACGTTTTCCATTCCCTCAACGCGGACGAATTCCTCACTCATGGTCGCGCAGTATCAAGTTCAGTCGGGTCCATGCGCGTTTCGGATCGTTGAGCGGACCACCGTTGATATCGAATTCCTGATCGGTTTCCAAGAGTTTGATCCGGTTCGTAGCATCAAGCTGACTCAGGCTTTCATAGTGTCCGAAACAGACATGGGTAATATCGGCATTCACCTGACCGAATTGAACGGCCTCCGCTGTTGACAAGGCGCGTACCGATACGAAGATTGGATCGCCTTCGGTGTAGGTGATAGATTCGCCGCCGCTTGCATCGGCAGTCCGTACTCGCGTCAGTACCGAAACCGACTCGCGCATTTCACCGATAGGGATTCGCATTATTTATGCGGCACCACATACGGCTCAAGAAGATTCTCGGCAACCTTGATCAGTTCCGATTTACTCCCTGCGTCGTTGGTGTCCCTGATGGTGAACAGATCGGCCAGCTTGAATTTGATCGCTTGCCTGATACTGCCGGGAATTTCCTCTTGGGATAGCCACCCAACTTGGTAATCGATCAGCACCGCATTCACAGTATTGCTTTCGACCGAAGGCCAACCATCATCAGTTGCACAAAGGAGTGGCCATTCATCGTCGGTCAAATCTTCGAGGTAATCCGTGCCGGGCGCCGTAGAAGTCGGTCCCGTTAACGTCTGCGGGTTTCCATCCACATCGCTGTAATCGATATCGTTTACCGCGGTGATGTTGCCGCCCGGAAGGTAGATCGTTCCGTGCCACGGAAAGTCATTCATGCGAATGCCAACCCGCGAGTCAATCAAGATTCGCCCGGAGTAGACTTGCGCCCAATCCGTAGCAGCGACAATGAGCGACTGAATGTAATCATCCTCGGCGTTGTGCGTTACCCGCAGATGGGCTTTCGCTTGCGCCAAACTAATCGGCGTATCAGCCGCCGCCTCGATCGTTCGTAGAGCCGTAATCGGTGTCATGGTTTAGCTCGTTTCAGCGCCTTTCTTTCCTGCCGCTTTTTTGCGTGTATCCGCTTTCAGTTTCTTGACCACGGATACCACTTCGCTATCAATCAAATCCTTGAGCGCCTCGTTCATACGCAATTCTTTTACGTCGCCCTTCACGCCCATGATCGGTGCGCCGCGTGATGCACAGTAGTTCTTATTGAACTCAACAAATACAAAGCCTTTCATTTCACTCTCCGCTTGTGGAAGCGGGGCGGCAGCCGAAACCGCCGCCCCTTCACTTACACGATGTTGATTTACGCTACGGCAACATCCGTAACGACCGCGTTAACGTCGATCAGGTTGGAATCCCAACGGGCGTAGCCCATCCAACCGATTTGCAGGTAGTCCATGTATTTCTCGTTGAACCGGAACAGGTTGATTCCGAGAACCTCGCGAATAATGAACTCGCTCAGATCGCCAAAGGCCATGTAGTTTCCGCCAGTCGCCAGTGAATCAAACGACTGATCGATAACGTAGCCGTACCCGGCAAGCGTCGGACCGTGACCCGCCCCGGACATACTCGCATCACCCGGCAGCCAGATCGGACGGGCATTGGTATCGACCATCTGTTTCAGCGCAAGGAACGTATCGTCGTTGAACACCCACTCCGCAGCTTTGCGATATGCAGGATCAAGCGAATGCTCGAAAGCCAACAGATGCGCGTACGTCCATGCGACAGCCGCCGAACGATTGATCGCGTTATCCGTTGCAGCGGTAGCGAGCCCGGTTGGTTGTGACGAACCCGTACCGTTTGCGAAGTACGGAGCGGCGCCACGACCGAGTCGCTTGCCGAGAATGTTGCCGAGATACGATTGCAGATTGACCGCTTCGTCCTGCAACAGTTGGAGTGATACACGAATCAGTTTGGAACTGAACATGTATGCGCCCAACGTACGCTCGCCGAACACTGTGTCCTGCTCGGTGACCTGAGTTCCTTCCGCCAGAAGGATACCGCTGTTTCCAGTATCGTCATTCGTCGGGAACGGAATGTTGTTACCGCTGGCAGTCCGCAAAAGCGTTGGTCCACCGCTACCTTGAGCCGCACCGTACAGGCCAGAGAAATCCGCCATGCGTTCGGTGATGTATCCCGCGAAGCCTTCCGGGACGGTATAACCACCAGCCGCATCGGTCGCAATCTGCTGGGCACGAACTTCCATGTCAGCCTGATTGTTCACCAGCAACGTGCGCTGTTCTGCCGTGAGCGAACCGGAACCGTTGCGAACGAACTGCAAATACGCCTCGGTATATTCGTCCGTCGCCCGATGCTCCATCGGTGTCTGCGGTGTGGCGCGGTCTTCCGGGTTATCAATATTTGGAATTGCGCGATCTTCGGGAACACCCTCCAGTGCTGCAATGCGTTCCGCATCCGCGATCCGAACTTCGGTTCCCTCGTAGTCGACCAGCATGGCATCCCACGCCGCACGTTCCTCGACAGTAAAGCCTCGATCTTCCTTTTCGGCGAGCGCGTGCATAGCCCGCATATCAGTTGCGATCTTGGCGAGTAGTTTCTTGAGTTTTTCCAACATTTCCATACTCCAAAAAAAATGAATGTGTGTTTGCCAACCTTGACCGCAACGGCGTCCGGTAGTTAGCGAGTGATCAACGGATCACATACCGGGTAAAAAGGTCCTTCGATCAAGCGACTCGATTAACAGGCCGCGTGATTTTCTTTCGTCAATTTCCGCTTGCGCTTGTGCCGCAAGTTCCTCTCGCTCCGTCTGCCAATTTTTCAGGCTACGTGCGCCGACAGTTGTATCACGATATGCCGGGAACGTCACAGGCGAAACATCGAACAGTTCGCCGATGCGATGGATGGTGCGAATCAATCGACCTTCCTCGTCTTCGTCCCACGTATCGTTACCAGCCCCGATGATGAAACCGAAACTGGACTGGTCAACATCGCCGCGCTCGATGGGCGCAAGGACCAGATCGCGAATCGTCTGCGTATCCGGTAGATCGATTTCGTATCCCAAACCCGCTTTCGTGGTTTTCAGGCGTACCGTTTTGCTGGTGGTGCGTCCGAGTACGAAATTCGAATCGTGATTGAACAGACCGCGAACATCGCTTACGTCCGTATCATCGAACGCGCCGGGCTTAATCTGCTCACGAAAGCCGCCGAGGTTGTCGCTCAACGAATCGAAAACCGCAGCGAGTCCGACGATAGTTGATCCACCGTCCTCACGCTTGCGAACTTCGACGGTACCTTGCAGGCTTCGCGCTTCGTAATTATCGGGTGTTTCGATTTTCATTTTCGGTCCTCGATGATTGCATTCACCAAATTCGCAACGTCAGTGCTAGTCATGCGTAATAGGTACTCGTCCAAATTCACACCGTCGTGGAGCGATTCAATTCTGTCTCGGCAGTATTGTCTCGCAGAATCAATATCAATTGCCAGATTTTCGACCATCAGTTGTGCATGGCCCTCATAAAATTCGGTCAGTGCCGCCTCGCAATCCGTTTGGTGCATCTTGCGTTTGACCGCCATTGATTCCTTGTTCGCCAGTCGTGTTGCCGCCGCCATCAAAACCAAGTAGCCGCGGTCCTCGTCACCCGGTTCGGTGCTATCGGTTTCGGAATCATCGTCTGGATCATCCTCTGGATCGTCCTCTGGCGCTGGTTCTGGCTCAGGTTCGGGTTCCTCGCCGACCACTTTCAAGTTCATCGGGATCAACGGATCGTCCAACCCGTCCAATGGATTTGTATCCTCCAGAGCACGAACCTCATTGCGAGTCAGCCACCCAAATTGAATAGCTTTGGCGTACACCTCGGCGCGCGTTTTTATGTCGCCTCGGATCAATGCCGACACGTTGAATTTGAACCGCAATCCGCGGTCGATTTCACCGGGCTTCAATAATTTGCGCGTATATTCCTGCTCGTGCCGAATAATCCACGGCATCATCGTGTACTGGACGAAGTGAGTTCCCATCATTTCCAGATTGTTGAATGTCGCCTGACCCATCTTGTTCAAGAAGTGAAGCGGCAATCGGAACATGCGTCCGATCTCGTCCACGCTGAACTCGCGCGTTTGCAGAAATTGTGCATCTTCGGGTGGTACTGAGAACGGTGTGAACTTCGCATCCTGATCCAGCACCATCATCGAGTGAGCATTCTCGCCGCCCGTTGAATCTTCGAGCGCCTTTTTGATTTTCTCTGTGTCGCGAATCTTGCCCGGATATGCCAGCAGTCCACTCGGCTTCGCACCGTTGTTAAAAAACTTGGCGGCGAAGTTCTGTTGAGCGATCGCACTGCCGAGCATTTCACGCTGTTCGCGGATAATCGACAACCCTTCAATGCCGTTGCGAGTAAGCGACGGAACGTGCAGAACATCCGCGCCCGGTATTCTCGTTGCGCCGATATCCAACGTGGTATCGAAAAACAGTCGCCGTTTTATAACGACCGGGCGCGTCAGTGCTGGATCGAGCGGCCATAACTCCACAGCTTGTCCGAGCTTGTTGCGCACGATGTACGCATACGAATTGCCATGCGTGAGCGTTTGTGATTGCAGAGTCGACCGAAACGTAATCGGCACCATCATTTCATTTGGGTTTCGCAATACGCGAAGCGCGGGGTGAATATTGATCGTTTCCGTATTTCCGTCCTTGAGACTGCGAACCAATTTCAACGGAAGCGAAGCCAGCGTATCGGAAATCGTACTGACTGCCGACCAGTACGCAACGATCTGGATTGCGGTCTTTTCGTTTACGGCAACGCCTGTTGCAGACGGTACCGCACCGAACGCGGCGAAAAGCCAATCATCGGGGTTTGCGAGGGAGGAACGGAGTTCCGTTGCGCTACGTTTCGAAAGCAGTTTGTCGAAAATCATTTACGCATCGCTCCAATTAGACCGAGCATCAAAAGGACACTGCCGCAGATTATAGCGGAAGTTTCCCATCCGAAGCGACCATAGGTACCTGCAGCGAGCAGGATCAGCCCTGATACACCGAAAATATCGTTCATCAAATCACCATTATTGTTGGTTCAGAGTCGCCGTGTTCATCGGCCAGTAAGCGATTCATGCCGATGCAAACGGCAACCGGGCCGTCGATTTTATTCTCGACGCGCTCCTTTCGCGGATAAATGTTGTCCTTGAAATCATATTTGATCACCACGTTCGACACCATCCACGACATGATTTCATTTCCGTCGTGATGAAAGCGTCCGTCCAGTACCAACGCTTCCCACCATTTCATCGGCTCCGAGAAGTTCATAACGGTCGGCCTGACTTCGACCATATCCAATCCCTCATCGTCCAGATGCGTCGCCCACTGTGTCGCGTTGTGTCCCGGATCGTAACAAACTTCTTGGAGGTCGTGACCGTCGCGCAGTTCGATCACTTCATCCTCGATCAAATCCATATCGATAATGTTGCCCGGCGTAGCGGTTAGCAGGCCACGGCGTAGCCAGCCTGAGTATTGCGAGTTCGTTCCATCCTCGACCGCCTGCTCGGGTAAATAGAATTGCGGGAAACAGTACACGTGCGTTTCACCATCGATAACTCGCTTGTACAACCGCACCACCGCATTCATATCAATTTTCGATGCCAGATCGACTCCAACCCAAAGTGGATCCGCTGCGAAGTCTTTTTCGTCCAGTGTCGGGTCGGCGCATTTATCCCATGCGCGCAAGTCCATCCAAGCGGCCTCTGCGTTGCACCAAACGTTCAATCGCTTCGTCAAAAAGTTATTCATGGACGCAGGTGATTCTTCGGCCTTTTTCGCGAGCCGTTCCATATCAAATGGATACACACTCACGCCGTAATTCGGGTTCGCTTTCGGCCAGCACTTCCGGTCCATCGGATCATCCTTCTTGTCCAGCGTGTAAATCATGCCGAAAAAGGTTTCGTCTTTGATCTTACGGCTCAGTAGTTTCACCACATACGAACGCAATTCATAACAGATACCCGATTTATTCGTACCCGCCGTGGTGATGTTCAAAATCAGTGGTTGTGTTCGCGATCCAGTTGCGGTTTCCAACACATCGTACAGATCGCGTTTTTTGTGGGCGTGTAGTTCATCGTTAATCGCACAGTGGACGTTCAGCCCGTCGAGAGTTTCACCTTGCGAGTGAAGCGGCTCAAACTTGGCCGCAGTGTCTTTGATGTGAATTGCTTTCGCGTTGGTCAGGCATCCGAAGTGTTGTTTCAGGCCAGCGGCCTTTTCGGTCATTAGTTTTGAATCTTGCCAAACGATTTTCGCTTGTTTGTGAGTCGTTGCCGCGCTGTATATCTCGGCGCCCGCTTCACCATCTGCAACCAGCATGTACAGACCGATACCCGATAGCAGTGTGGACTTCGCATT